CACTTAAATGGTTTGTTAGGTAACCTTGTATCTAGTGTAGATATAAAGTCTACTAGTAAATGTGTTAAGCTTGCAAAGCCTAGTATAAATAACATCATATCTTTGCTGCTGCCTTTGCTGTTCCTTTCTTATACATATCTAATTCTGATTGATGTTTAGAAATATCAGCTTCGATTAAACTTCTAACGTATGCAGATAAACTCTTAGTTTGTTCACCTGTTTGTAGTGCTGTTAAGTTAATTACTCTGTTTAGATCCATTTTCATTTCATCAGTTACTAATACTTGTAAGTGATAATCTTTCTTTTGCTTATTCATATAAAATACCTCTATTGTTTAATTCATTTATAATATATTCTTTTGCTTCAGTTATTGCTGTTGATATACTTGTTCTCGGTATACCTGTTTCTCGGCTTAACGCACTATAGTTTGGATTTTGAATATACATTTCAAATAGCTTTGCGTTATACCATAGTTTTTTAGTGTCAATTGACATCTCTTCTATAATCCCTAGTATTGCTTCAATAATATAATCTAGTTCATAATCATATTCAGATCCTGTATTCTCTAGTATATTACTAAATGCTTCGTCACTAATTACTCGTTTACGTTTACCTATATCTGCACGATGTGCTTTATGATATCTTGTGAACTCGCTTTTATGTCCATACCATGAATTACGCATAATACTTAGGATAAATGCTCTTGCATGACCATGATCCGGATCTCTCTCGTCCCTCGTCATGATCTCGTCATATCTTTTATGGGTTAAGAATACCTCGATAGAATAGTGGGCTAACTCTTCTGCTAGTTCATCATTCTTCGTGATATTCTTACTCCATTGAATTATGTTAGTGTAATTGCTATTTATCCAATCGTGATTCATGAATTGATCTTATCTCTTGAATAATGTACAGCATATGGATTACTTCTAACTTGCTGTTTAGTATGTAGTTTTGCTTCACCGAATAAATTACATGGATTCGAGAATCTACCCATAATAAACATATGCAACAACACTGCTTTTTCATCTGTAATACGATCAACGTAATAGTCTGGATGATTTAATCCATTCTTTGCTGCGTTAATAAATCTTATTGATATAGTATGTTCATTCAATCTACCTATAACAAATGCGTTAGTAAGCTCTGATGTATTAATTGATTGTGTATTAACTAAATCTACCTATATCTCTTTATTAAAATAGTATTCAGTCTTAGCCCAATCATCTTTCCTATCTTCCCATGCAATCAATAACATTAAATTAGCTAGTACCTTCTGTTTATCAGTTAGGTCTAGATCTTTACATGATAGTGGTATCTTTAGCTTCATATTACGTCTTCTGAATAATCTAATAATTGTTCTATTAATTCTGTTGGAATCATATCTATAATTGGCTCCATTCTAATTACGATATTGAATTTGTTAATAAGTACATTCCATCTAAAGTAACCTAAGAGATTTGATATAATTGATACATCTCTTTCCATTAACATGTATCTGTACTCTTCCTCATCCTCTGCATCACTAGGTTTAAGCGGCTCATCCTTTCTGAATTCATTCATAACCATTTCATGGTCTATCTTGTAGTTTTCCATGAATAAACGTAGTAATCTTGCCTCATACTTCTTATAATCCGGGCTATTATGTCCTTTACATTCATACAGAAAACACCAAATTTCTTGTTCACCGTATTTCGTAAGTAATGTATTATTATAAAATGCCGCTAAATCCTTTGACATATTATAATCTGTGTCTGATATCCACTCATTTGGTGGAATCCTTAATTGTTCGTCTGAAAAGTACTTTACGTTCATATGCTATTATTATATAAGTTATATATTATATAACACAATTATATTTTGTTTATGCCTGAAACTTATTGTCTTTGCGTTATATAACATATATAACAATAAAAAAATAGCTATGATGGACAAATCAAGATCAATTGATGAACTACTAGAAGAAGTGAACGAGAGATACATGCAGGCAGTCGAGAGGTACTTTCTTGACATAGATGCATATATCAATACTTTATTCAGAGAAGAACCTGCTGGGATCACCGAGAAGCTTCGTGCAATAGAGGGCATGAACGGATTATTATGGGATATGATGTATAATCATTCAATCGATGATTTAGATTGGAAAGGAGGCTTCACACCTGATTATGACTGGGTAACATTCGATTTAGATAGAATCAACTTCGGTGTTAATTACCACTCTACTAGGAAATACAAAGAATATAACTCTATCGAAGAATTCGAGAATGATTTAATAGTATTAGAGAAGTACGGTATTATTACTGACTTAGACATTAACTCTGATTATCTAAGGTTTAATATCAGAGATTATAATAGTACAGCTTTACAAGAATTTACAGAATACTATCAAGCATTGAGCTAAGGTAGTTGGATGGTTGTGACAAGGAAGGGCGAAAGTCCTTCCTTTTTTTATGCAAAAAGAAAAGGGACCCAAACTAATGGATCCCTTCTACATAAACCAAATAATAATATAATATAAACAAATCAAAATGGCATTATCAATCTGTCAGTATTATATATCTGCTTAAATTGCTGTACTTACGATATCACCTGTATCAGATACAGTTAATTTGTATTGTGTACCGTTAGGTGATGTTAAGATTACACCATTTCCTGCTGTTACGATCTCTAATTCATTCATAGATACCGTGTTTGCTTTAGCTGCTGTAATACTAGTTCCAATTGCAACTGCTCCTCCAGCGCTAACAGTATTACCTTTACCAACGGCTGCTGAATTCCCTGCTGTTACGTTGTTATCAGTACCTAAGACTGAAGCATATGTTGCGTTATTTAAGTTATTAGTTCTACCTATTACTGCGGAATTGTTTGCGTTGCTTATGGTATTTGCTAATCCAATAAATACACCATTGTAATTGCTACCACTTAGACTTAGACCATTACCAATATACACGGCAGATTGTGAGTTACCAGATGGAATAGTAAAGTCATTACCTACTACAATACAATCCGCATTAGTATTATTATTAGTAACACCTTTACCGATAATAATATTTTGTGTAGCAGTTGTTTCGTTAATTCTAGATCCTTGACCGATTATCACAGATTTGTCAGAATTTACATATACACTATCCGCAATACCAACTGATTGAAGACCTAATGCATATGCGTTGTGTCCAATACCTACTGATTTTTCATCTGTTACAACCGATCCAGGTCCGATGGCAATAGATAATTGACTATCAACTCTTGATGAACCACCTAAAGCAGTAGCATATAAACCAGTTGCCTGCGCGTTAAATCCTAAAGCAACTGAATATTGACCATTAGCATTTGCTGGTAGAGTTGGTGTTAAGAAGTCAGCTTGTTGTATAGATTCTATACCAGTACCATTAATCAAACCAGCAGCTCCACCTGCTGCATCAATAGTAAAGTTACCATCAAAGTTATTTGTTAATGTAATACCAGTACCTGCTACAACTTGTACTGTAGAAGGTGAACCATTAACATCATTAGAATAAATGATAATGTTATCAGCATTCTGTTCTGAACCGATTCCTTCTGAAGTACCAGAAATAGTTGCATTTGTAAAGTCAATTGTATCTGTAAAGTTGATACGATCAGATGACATTGCTATTGGTAATCCTGAACCTGCGCCGTCTGTTATGTCTTTAGGTGAACCAGCTACTCCTGCATTATCTGTAAACTTCAGAATACCAGGATAAGTGTCTTTAATTTTAGTTCCTTGTAATGTTGCCATGTTATATTGTTATGTTTATCCGTCCCAGTTAGTATCTTCTAACTCCCAGAACTGATCTGTTGTTTCCCAAATTAAATCTGCTGGAGGTGGTGGTGTTGGGATTCCACCGCCTAAGCTTAATATAGTTATTAAATTCGCTATCATAATATTAGTACTGTATCATTGTCATAGGGTACGTATCAATTCTCCACTGAAATGAAAAATCTAAAGCATAAGATGTACTCATGTCATCAGTAAACATTCCTGATAAAAAGTCAACACAATCATTCGGACCTCCTACTGGGTTAACAAGATCAATTTGACCTGCTCTCATTAACGGCATATTCGGAGTTCCGGAACCATATATTGCACCTGTTTGAGTACCGCTAAGCGATCTCCAAGCTCCCCAGTATGCACCATAGTCTAAAGTTACTGGAGTATCAAAAATACCTCTGTACCATCTCCATTGGCCTGAGTTAGTTGTTACAGCAGATTGTGAAGTAGCAATTAAATTTCTTGGCATGCCAGTTTCAGGATGTGAATCAAATATTTCAAATACCATATCTACATCAAATGGAGCTGCTTCATCTACTAATACCGCTGCTTGTCTAATTTCTCTAGCCCAAAGTTCCATAAAGAATCTTCTATTAACTCTATAATCCGTTATAGGATTAAATTGAAAACCAGCATAGTTATTAGATTGTTGAGGCACATTAAAGTTAAAGATGTTTTGAGCACCATTATCATCCATTTGCCTCTGTGGAAATAAGATTTGCTCTGTTCCTCCACCGCCGCCACCTGCAGCATCGATAGTAAATGTATTACTTCCAATATCTGTTAAAGTAATATTAGTACCAGCTTGCATTGTGACTACATCGTTAGATCCATCTGAACCAGATAAAGCCATGTTAATATTACCAGCTGCACCTACAGCTCCTAAATCATATGTAGTATCTGTTCCTCCTGGTATACCAGTTACTGTACCTGTAAAATTAACAGTAGTGTTTGAGACTTGAATTGGTAGATCATTACCAACACCGTCTTGTAACGTTTTTAGCGTACCATCAATTGGTTGCTCATCGTTTGTCTTGATCAAGCCATCGTAGGTTTGATCGATCTGTTTGTTGGTTAAATCTCCCATATTATCTTAATGTAAAAATATTTGCTGTTCCTACTTGTGCCGTAACTTTAACAACCCTGATTGGTAAAAATCCGGCTGCAAATAATGCAGTTACTGTTTGACCACCTGCAGTTTCAAATGTTAATGTATCGCTAGCATCAATGTATAATGCTGCTTCTGTGAATTCTGTAGCAGAAGGTGTAATTACTTCCATATTTTGTGGAAGTGCAATATCCCATCTATTTGATACTGCTTGAATGTATGATGATTCTTTATTCTGTAATCCCATGATTAAGTAATTTATTTATATTAAAAGATATACTTTTAATGTTCGTTGTTTGATTTTTTTAATTGTGCCACGATATCTACAAATCCTTGCAGAGATACGTATGCCGTTGCAATAACAACCCAGTCTGAACTGGTTAATGTTCCAGAGAATAGGCCGAAGCTAGCTACTACAAAGACTGAAAGCTTTCTGCTAACCCATTTATTTAGAAACTGATCAATTTTTGCTCTCATTCTTCTTAAAATATAATTCTAGCTTTTGAATATTCTTTTGTGTCTTCTTAGTAGATTGGCGGGTTACATGACCCATTTGAGTTTTCGCAGTCATCGATTCTTCCATATGTTCTTTTTGGTATTGCTAATCCAGTATAGTATGATGTTTTATGCTGAGGTGGCATTCCATCTTTATTAGTATAACTAGTATATTCAGGATACAGTTCAGAATAGTCTCTAAGGTAATCACGCAATCTCTCGTTATAAAACTTCGCAGAATCCCATATACTATTACGAAGATACTGAAGCTCTTCTAGGGACACTTGATTTGCAACCTCAGATGAACCACTTAATATACCTTTATTAGTAGCTTTGAATTTAATAGATGGTAACGCTTGATATACAGAGTAATGTAATACAGTAGGTACAACGTAATCGTTTAGTAATGTATCATATATTTCTGGAATTGGTGTTCCACTCTGTACGTTATCAATTACATATTCTTTAAGCTTGTTATATAGTTTAGTTCCAACTGTGGTTTGAATCCAAAAGTCTTGTGCTTGTAACACAAATGGATATAAATCAGCTGGATCTAGGTTATCATCTACTAATGTAAATGATTTAATCTTTTCTTCTGTTACGAATAGTGCGGTTGCCATGTTATTCTTCTATGTTTTCTGTGTCATCTGTAATAGATATTAATTCACCGTCTTCAATAACAAGAATCTCTTGTGGAATGATTTGAAGTTTAGCAGTAACACCTGTTTGATTCACAATTTTATTAAACGTCTTTAGTAACTTCTTTCTTTCTGGTACAACAACAGTTCCCATGAAATGAGACCATGCTACTTGAATTTCATCTGCATTATTTGAGAATCCACTTGCATCTTTAATACCTAACAGAAGAGGACTTGTAATCCTATGTGCAGTAAGGATTCTTGAAGTTACCCTTTCCTCTAATGTAATGTAATAATCGTCGTTCGCGTTCTCGATAGTTTCTACAGTTGGCTCTCGTCCAGGTTCTGCAAAATTTAAGAAGAAACGGCCAGCATTGTCTTCACCTGCAAACGTACGTTCAATGTCCTTGTAAATTTCGTGCTGTTCGTCAGGTTGTGGAATTCCGTTTCTAAACGTTAACATCATTGAAGGTGCAAGTCCATTAGATAAATTAGAAGCATGGAATCTTGAAATTCTAGCATCAGTATCAATATCGTTAATAGCACCTACGTACAATGGTAATGGGTAATAGTAATTACCTACAGTATAATTAAAGCAATAATAGATTTGAGATGCTTTATCTCCTTTATTATCAGTAGCTGAATATGCTGGATATGATACAGGCTTGTGTTTTCTGTATTGCTTCCAATCTTGAGAGTACCAATACTCTTCAACAACTTCATCTTCATTTAACTTACCACTTCTTACGTTGTTAAACGGTAAATGGTAGTATTCTGCAATTGTAGATCCGTCGTTAGACCAGATAACATTTAATGCATAACCACCGAATAACTCAAAGTCAATAGTAATCTTTTCGAAGATCTCATTCATAGTCTCTCCATCTGTATTAACTACATCATCTCCGAATGTTCTGATACCTTCACCTACAATAGCATCTACTTTAGCGTCAACTGCTGTATGATGCATTGCAGAGTTATTATATAAGTCAATTAATAAGTCTGGATATAGGTTATTAGAACCAAAATCAATCCAGTCACGACCCCTCTTCTCTTCAATATAGGGTAGTTTAATAGCGTCAAACGCTTGTGATTTGAATACGTACTTTTGCATATTTAGTATATTACATAGCCTGAACCGTTTTCGTTATCGGTTACATGCTTATCTTTATTTTGTATTGACTTCGTTTTGTTGTTAACTAACTTAACTAGACCTGTAAATCTAGATGCATCGTCAATTAATAACGTAAAGAAGTATAAGCCTGATATATCTGAATCACCTAATGAATCTGTATAGTCCATTGTAAATTCAGTGTATCTGCTATTGGTTTCTGCGATAGTTAAATCTAACGTGAATTCGTGCTTGTTATACACTGATGTTAAATCCAGTTGAGCAACACCTGATATATTGGCTGCATTTAAGCTGAAAGTAACTGCATTTTCATACGATCCAGTTGGTTTTAAGAAGTATATTGTCATATAATACAGTCTATATATTTGTATTATAAGATATACTTACTGGCCTTATTGTAAAAGAAAAGGGTCCCTCAACCGAAGGACCCTTTAGGATTTATAGAGACAGTCTATAGACTGGATGAGATTTACTCACCAACAAAAGCAGCAACACATTCGTACGATGGTTCTGGCTCTAGACCAGTAATCGTAATCTCGCCTCCGTTGCGATCACCGTATGACGTTCCCGTACCTACAGTTCCCGCTGAAACTTCAGCTCCACGTGTAACTCCAACTGACCAGAATAAACCGTTACCATCTTTAACTACTACTAATAGTTTTGGATTTTGTGCTAACAATTTAATTTGATCTCTCGTTGCAGCTTGCATTTTATTAAATACCATTAATGCGTCTTGCTGGTAAAATATCGTACCCGCAGCGTTATCTGCATTAATTGTTTCTGTAAAGCTTGAAGTCTGCTTAGGAACTTCAAACTTAAAGAATGAAATAGACGTTGGTGATCCACCAGCATCTAAAGATGTGATTTTGCCGTCCACATCAGTGGTAATTGTATCGTATGTAGGCAAATCAGCAATATACAAATACTCAATACCACCTTGTGAATCTTTACATCCTAGGGTTAAACCCGAAGTAATTGAACAACTCATAATTTAAGGTGTATTTTTTTTAGTTATTGTGATTAAAGTGCTTCAGAGTTTCTTGCGAACAAGTCAGTCTGACCAACGCCGATACCGAATCTGAATGCCGCCATTACACGTACTTCGTCGTTATCTTGTGAGTAGAACATCTTTAATTGATCGAAGTCGTCTTCTAAACCAACACCTTGTACGATCATTTCCATTGGACCAGCAATGAATTGGTTTGCAGAAACAGTACCTGCATCGCCAGCGAATGTACCTTTAACAGCAACGTAATCAGTACCAGGAATTTCTAATACCATATCAGTGTTAGCTGAAGGATCGAAGTGGAATAAGTTGTTAGCAACTAAAGCACGTCTTAGTTTCTTGAACATTGTTGGAGACAATAATACTGCTTTGTTGCCGTATTTGTCAGCTTTAGCAGGAACTGCATCAATAACGTCTAATACATCGTCTAAGATAGTTTCGACAGTAGAAACTGCTTGTTGATCTAGATTTACTGTACCAATGTTAACGTTATTAACGATCTCTTCAACCAATGTTGCGAAGATATCTACAGCAATCTTGTTTTCAACGTAAGCGTTGATTTTCTCAACGAACATGTTACCTAATACTTCTTCGTAAGCGTAAGTTTCGCCGTTTGCTGAAGCAGATAATTGTTCCGCTAAGTAGTAGTCTCTTAAGTCTGTTGGACATAAAGACATTTTAGTTTGCCACTCTTCGATGTCTAAGTCAACTTGTGAGTAAGCTAAAGAACCAGCTGCAGTCCAGCCACATGTTCTGTTAGTGATACCTAAGTCACCATCTAATAAGTTAATAGTTGTTGTACCTGCTTTCAAACCGCTTCTTAACGATAAGTATTCAGATACATTTGTTTGTAGGACTGCTTTCGAAATAAGTTCGAAGCTCATTTGGTCAGAATATGCTGCCAAGTTCCCGTAATCAATAGTTGTAGCCATGATAGTTAAATTTGTTTTTTATTTTCTGAATTTTGCGATTTTAGCAACACGCTCAAAACGGTTCGCTTCGAAGTCTTCGCTGACTTTTTTAATTTTAGATTGTGCAGGTGCAGATGCAAATGCTTGGAATTTACCTTCCATAGCTTCTACCTTTTCCTTCAAATCCTCTAAGCTGTCCATGTAAGGTTTTAGAGCTGTAACGATCTCTGTTACGAAATCTTCTTTCTCTTCCTCTTCCATCGCCTCTTCCTTCTCTTCTTCAGAGTCTTCCATTGCAATTTCTTCGACAACTTCTTCTTCTTCTTTTACTTCAGCTTCTATTTCCTCAACCTGAGTAATAACACCACTTTCGTCGATAGTAATTAACATACCGTCTTCCATTTCGTGTTTTCCAGCTGGTGCAGGGATCTGGCCTTCTTCAGTTTCGACATAACATTGTTTGCCTTCTTCGAATTCACCTTCAACCTTTACAACTGTACCATCAACTAGTTTCTTGTCAGACAATTCAATTACAGTTTCTTGTAATTCAATTGTAACTTCTTCTTGTTGAGTTACTTCTTGATCGAGACCTAATAAAAGCTTAATTTTTGTAATAGCTTCTGTCGCGTTCATATAGTTAAAATTAAATATTTTAATCGTTAGCTTTAATTGCTAACATAATAAGATATACATGTAGCTAATATTAACCAAACCCTCTCAACCAGTCTTGGCTCTAATACTATCTTTTTTGTGTTAATAGATTCCGTCTTGACGGCTTTGATTGTTTTGATTGCTTGAAGTCTTTAATACCCTAGAATTAGACCTTGTCTTTCTTAAAGCTTCGAAATCTTGAAGATTATATTGTCATATGAGCAAAAGGTTTCAAAACGGAT